GCGCATCTTCAAGATCCATTACACGATCTTCCATGTCACCTTCTTCACCTTCGTCGTCGCCTTCTTCGTCGCCGCCCATTTCCATGTCGTCGCCTGCGTCACCACCCATCATTGCGTCCATTGGGTCAGCTTCAACTTCAAATTCGTCTAAGTCAAATCCTTCTTCAACTTCTTCGTCTGTAGTTTCGTCTAGATCTTCGTCTGACTCATCTACTTCTTCGTCGGTAGCTTCTTCAACTTCTTCGTCGGTAGCTTCTTCGACTTCTAAATCATTTTCTAATAGTCCTTCGTAGATGTCTCTTGACTTTTCTACGACAATCTCGTGAAATAGCTCTTCTGCGCCAGCTTTGTCTTCGTTAACAAGACGCTCAAGCATTTCTTCAAATTTATTGCGATCTGCCATTTTTTTCTCCTAAATAAAATGTTGTACCTATGGTAAGGCTGTCAATTGTATTTAGTACATAGGTTAAAAAGTATATAGATATAGGCTCAAAATAGGCCGTTTTTATTTAGACTACGGTAAATTGAAGGAATTTTTGAATTCCTTCACCGTAATATGCTCTAGATTACCGTATCTTGCTAGAGGTTCGGGTATGAAACTGTTTTCATCTTCTATTACTCTTATATATCTCTTTTTATAATTTTTCTGTACTATAAGGCCACATTGACGCAACCAATTACCATAGTATGTAGCTTTATCTGTAGACTTTTTATAATTTGCTGAATCGGCAAATATATTATTAATTCTGTCATTACTAGTACCAGCAAAATCAAAGCCTAACATATAAATTTGTTGATGTTCATGTTCAGTAGCCATATTCAATGCCGTTGGGCCGCTACTCCAGCCCCTATTAGGATGGAAATAATTTAACTTAACTAGTTTACTATATGCTTGATTTGGGTTTGTCCAAACTTCATTATTTTGTTGATAGCCCGATTTGCATATTTCAAAAACCATTTTTGCATCAACAGCAATAAGATAGTCAGGACTAAAGGTTCTATATACGGCATTACAAGCGTAAATCTTTCCGTATTGTTTTAATGGGTCAAGTGGAATATTTTTTCGGCTGGTGCCGTTGCCTAGCACAAATGCTACCATTAGACTCCGGCTTCAGCGTTTGCTGCAAGTCCGTACATTTGGCGAACAAAATCAAATTCTTTTATTTGTTCTTCTTTATGTAATTCAGCTGCTTTTCTAGCTCTGTTAATTTGACGCAGAGTTAACCGTGTTTTACGTGTGTCATCAAGGTCTACTGGAGATTCATCATACTTTGGTTCATAACGATTGTTAGTGTCCAGTTCCAATGTTTCTTTATCAAAATAAAATAGTTCACGTAGTATCATGTTTATATTTATGCCTTAAATTGTTTGTTCGCCTGCAGCAGGAGCACCGACGTCTTGTCCTGTTGCTGTTTCAGGTGCAGCACCGCTACCGCCATCAAGAGGTGCCTCGCCGCCGACAGATTCATCTTCAATACCACCTAAATCGCCTTCGATACCTGCTCCGCTAATACCTGCTCCTCGCATTTCACCTGCTGCGTCACTCGGCGGCGGAGTTAAGTTTTCGTCATTCTCTTCTTTCCACAGACGTTCGTTTTCGGCAATTTCTTCTTCTGTCATTCCTAAGAATCGTTTAAGAGCAAATCTATTTGACATATATGGAATAGCACTCATCTGTGTAAAGGTTGGTACACGAGCATTGTCAATTTCACTCTGTCTGTATGCTGCAAAGTTTTGCGGTGGTTGGAATCGTAAGTCAAACATTGACGTATCAATGTTAATTCCTCTTTCTAACAAGTAGCGTTTGAATTCTTGATTAAATTCTTCAATTACTAGCCCTTGCAAACGTTCACAATAGGTGTTGAAACGTAGTTCTTGAATGTATGCTGTTCCCACACGTCCGTCATTATACTGTGCGCCAGCATCATCTGCTCCAGTTGGAAGGTACGAACTTGGGATACGTAATCCGCGTACCAACTTATTAGTAAAGTATCGTAAGTCATCAATCTCTCCTAGGTTTGTACCGCCTGGAAGTGTTTCAACTTTAGAACCTCTACCTTCAGCTGTTTGTGGGAAGAAGTAGTCTTCGTTGATTGACAGAGGATTGTAAGAACTGTCTATGACATTAGTGCCTCCTCCTGTTGACGATGGGATACGTCTTTGATGTATTTCCGTCTTAACACGTTCAACAAATTGCATCGCCAAGTGACTTGGCATGTTACCCACATCAACGTAGAATACTCTGCGCTCCGGCGCTCTTTGTACACGATAGATGATAATAGCATCTTCAAGTAATTCTTTTTGTTTGTATACTTTAAAAATAGTTTCTAGTAAGCTGTTACCAAATGGAAAGTTGCTGTCTAGCCCTTCACTTAATGAAAGATGAACTACATGCTTTGCATCAATAGTAATTTCAGATTCGTCTGTACTAAATCTACTGCCAGTCATATTTGACTGTGGCTGTCCTACCATCCCTCTTGCGTTTCCTTGAGGAGCATAATCATTACCAGAACCTTTACCAGGAACGCCTCCCTGAGTATTAAATGGTGTGGTAGCAACCATGTCTTTAAAATTAAAGTTTATATTTTTTACAACGTATTGCTCAGGTGTTTTGCCTTCACTTTCGTTAACAATAATTCGTGTTATATTTCCTGGATCAACATGAAACCACTTTTTTGTTTCTGGATCTCTAACAAAGAATTGATCGCCATATTTAAATATATTTCTTAGAATACGAAATATTCTTGTTTCAAATTTTTGTAGTTTGCACCACTGTTGCAAATATTTTTGTATAATAGTTACTTCTGAATTAGTTGCAGTAGTTTGTCTAAAATTAACAATAAATGGAGTATCGTTTCTTGTATTTTTTTGACTACAAAATTCTGCAAGAATATCAAGAGCAGCATTAACTTCGCTGTCCATATCCATTGTATTGTATTGCCCATAGCGTTCAACACGATTTGGCGTACCTACATAAACATCTGGCAAATAAGATGAATAGTTACTTTTGGCTGGACCTGCTATTCCGCCGCGGTTTGATCCTAACGGACTATATGATCCATTTAAATTATCTCCTGTTTGTACAGGTGTAAAGTATTTTTTCCAGCTCATCTTAAGTTCCTGTTCTGCTTACACTTCCGGCAGCTAAGTTTCCGCTTGTTATTGCTTGTGTATTTCTTTCAACCTTAGTATTAATATCTTTTAGATCGCCTAGTGTAACTAACATTGCTTGCATAGTACTATTTAACGAACTTATGCCTTGATTACTGCCAGTACTGGATGCATTAATGCCACTTAATAGCTCGCCGGCATCTGCTCTACTAGTCAGTAGCGTATCATTGTCTCTTGATAATTCTTCATTTAGATTTCCTAATGCCTCTGTTAATGCTTCAATAGCTTCAGTATAGCTTATTATAGGAGTTTCGTCAAGGTCTGCTTCTGAAAAACCAGTTAAAGAAGTTGACATCAATCTAATTGCATTTGCATTTGCTTCAATTTGAGCAACATTAAGTTGCATTTCTCCAAATTCTTTAACTTGATCTAATGGAGTATCACCGCCAAAGAAACTTGCAATTGCATTACCTATAGACGCTACTGCGCCTGCGCCTGCTGCTGCTGAACCTGTTGACATTGCTGCACTAAATGCTGACATTGCTTCAGCATTATTTTTAACTTTAGCAGTATCAATATCGTATGTCGAAAATCTTTTAAGCTGTTCAAAAGTATCGTCAGTAGTGTCGCCGCCAAACAATGCGCCGATACCGCCTGCAATTCCACTTACTAAGGTTCCTAATCCTCCAACAGCACTTCCGCCCGCAGCAGCAGCCATTGCTGAACTAAATGCAATCATCGCCTCGGCATTATTTTTAACTTTAGCAGTATCAACATCGACCGCAGCAAATTTAATCATATCTGCAACAATATCGTCAGTGTCACTGCCTCCAAACAACGCTCCAATGCCGCCAGCAATTCCACTTACTAAACTACCTAAGCCTTCAGCAGCAGATCCTGCGCCTCCAGCAGCCATTGCTGTGCTAAATGCAGCCATTGCCTCTGCATTTGATTTTACTTTTGATGCATCAATATCTGCTGCTGCAAATTGTTTAAGTTGTTCTAGCGGATCATCTGCACCAAATAATTTTCCTATAGCACCTGTAATTCCGCCTACCATTGCCCCTAGGCCTGCAACTGCTGAACCTGCACCAAATGCTGCCATAGCTCCTGATAGTGCTAACATCCCGACTGCTGTTGACTTTAATGCTGCGCCGTCAATTTCTTCAAAAGATCTAATACCTTCTACAAGAGTAGGAAGTGCTTTGCCTAGTAGCCATGCAGCACCTGCGATCGCACCGCCAATAACAAGTATAACACCTGCTACAACTGCTGCGCCGATAGCAACTTGAGGATTAGCAAATGCTTTAAGTCCGCTTGCAATACCTTTAAGTATACCGCCGCCTAAGTTTCCTAATCCCTTGCCGATGCCGCCGCCTGCTGCTGCTGCATTTCTTCCTATTGCAGCACCGGCTCTCGGTGGTGCAGCTCTAGGTGATGCGCCGCTTGCTCCCGGGGAGCCGCCGCCGCCAAAGATACCACTAAGTCTTCCTTCAATACCTCTAGATATTGCTCCTTTAGCTGCTCCTGCTAATGCACCTACTACTGCTTTAGCAGCAAAGAGGCCTGCAATGCCTGCTACTAAAGCAGCAACAACTCCTGCTGTACCAAATGTGTCGCCGACACTGCCAAGAAATTCGATTACTGTTCCAACTGCACTAGCAACCATCTGAAGTCCTGCAATTAATCCCTCAACTGCTGTTTTTAATCCATCTTGAAATTCTTTAGTTCCAACAATCTCTCCAAGTTTACTTAAACCTGCTTGTATCGAAGCCAATGCACCACTATTAATAAATGCATCCATCAAACCTGTTCTAAGTTCTCTTAGAGAATTTTGCAAATTAAGTATACCATCATCTCTTGCTGCTTGTGCTTCTCTATCAGCTTTTAGTCTTGCAAATTCAGCGTCATCCATCATTTGCGTGTTTCTCAAATCAGCAGCTAAACTAATTGCCTGTCCATACCCAGTGCCGCTTTTCATAACTTGTTCTGCGCCTGCGCCAAGGGCAACTCCAGCTGCATCTAATTCTCTGCCTACTGTTGCCATAAAGTTATTATATTCTTGGGCATTCATATTTTGAATGTTGCCAGCTTGTTGGCGGAATGTTTCAGATGCAACACTTAATCCTTGTGCAAGATCGTTGTCCATAACTCCGTCAGCTGCATCATTAAGAGCATCTGCTAATGCTGGTGGGGTGTTGGCAAGATTTGCAGCAAATCGTGTTTGTTCCTCTTCAGTCATTCTTGACATTGCTAGTCTTGCACGTTGATCAGCTTGTGCTGCATTCATTTCTTCACGTATTTGATCTCTACGCTTACCGGTAACTGCTGCAAGTTGGTCAATTGTTTCTAAATAAGCCGCTGCGCTTTGCGCACTCATTCGGTTATCTCTTCTTTCAACACCAATTTGATTTTGACTAAACTCTGCATAATCAATTAATGCTTCATTTAGTTCAGTAGCTGTATAGCCCATGTTTCTAAATGCTTTTCCTGGACCTTCTCTTAATTCTTTAGATAGTCGAGCAAAGTTTCTAGCGCCATCTGCTGTACCTGCTCCAAACAATCTCATCGTTTGAGAATTTTGACTTACAAGATCTGTAAATTCACCTAAGGGAATACCCGCTTGTGCTGATATTGCACGAATATCATTCATGCCATCGCCAAATGTTGCACCTACCTGACTTAATGCTCTAAAACTTTCAACGTTTTGATCTATTAAGCCTGCTAACGCTCCTAAGTAGCCGCCGACAAGCGGAACATGTTTAGCAAAATCAGCAACAGTGTCGCCACCGTTTATTAATTCTGTTCCTAATCCAACTACTCCACCTAAAAGTTGGCCAAGTCCAGTTTTTAAGGCGCTGGCTGCAATACCTAAAGTATTAATACTTGCAGTAGCAGCGTTAGTTGCATCGCTATTTTTCTTTTGTTCTTGGGTATTAGTAGTTACACCTTTAGTGCCTTGTACAATTGCAGTATTGTATAACTGTTGAGCTTTGCCAGCTGCTCCGCTGCCACCGCCCATCTTTTCCATAGCCGCGAGTAATTTAGCAAGAGTTTCCTCGCTTGCTACTGTTCCGCCATTGCCAACGTTAGTAATTTCGACTTCGTCTGCCACTAATAGATTCCCAAGTTAAATACGCACATAAATAATATGATACATATTAGTATAGTGTATTTATACGGAGAACACCATGGCAGATTTTAACCCACAAGATTATGAACAAAACCCATTACGGAAGTTTTTTAGACAAGCTAAGATTCATATTCCTTTGCCAAGTAAGGGAGAATATTATCCGGAAGGGTCGATTGATTATCCTGAAACTGGAGAAGTTCCAGTATTTGCTATGACAGCAAAAGATGAACTTACTATGAAAACTCCTGATGCTCTACTAAATGGTCAAGCAACTGTTGATGTTATTAAGAGTTGCGTTCCTTGTATCAAAGATCCTTGGAAGATGCCAACACTAGATTTAGATGCAGTATTAATTGCTATTCGCATTGCAACATACGGCGATAGAATGGAAATAACAACATCAGTTCCAGGATTAGTTGACAGTGACGGGAAATCTGAATTACGTAAATTTGACGTTGATTTAAAAGCAATATTAGGAAAATTAGTTACTGCCAAATACGTATCTGATGTACAAATGGGCGAACTTAAAGTTTGGACTAGACCACTTAGCTATAAAGAATTTACTGCTACTAGTTTAAGAACATTTGAAGAGCAACGAGTTTTTGCTATTGTCAATGATGATAATATGGACGACGAAGAAAAATTAGAACGGTTTAACAAGAGTTTTATTAAACTTACGGATCTAACAATTACAACTATGAATAAAAGTATTTGGAAGATTCAAATGGGAGACACCGAAGTTACTAATGAAAACCATATTAATGAATTTATGAATAATAGTGATAAAGAATTTTATAAATTTATTACTGATCATCTTGATAGTCAGCGCAAAGCATTTGCAATTGAACCATTAAAAGCTGTGCCTTCAGCTGAAGATTTAGCTAGAGGTGCACCTTCAGAATGGGAAGTTCCGATTACATTTGATCAATCAAATTTTTTCGGGTAAGGATCTTATCTCTGAGCGTAGATAAGATCCAGAGTTTAGTCAAAGAGTTCGAAGGTGAGCAAAAAGAAATTAAAAGCGAATGTTTTAAATTATCTTGGTGGCTTCGCGGCGGCGCAACTTTAGAAGAAGCATTTTCTCTAAGCTACGAAGATAGAAATATTATTTCTGACCTGATCAAAGACAATATAGAAACAACAAAGAAAAGCGGACTGCCTTTCTTTTAAGCTGTTGTCCTTGGCTTAGCTGCTACTGTGCCTGGCTTTGCAATTCCTGCTTTAGGTTTGTTTTGCGCTGCCGGAAGTGGTTGAGTACCTTTGGCACCTGCTTGTTTAGCAACTTGTGCATCTTTAGTTCCAGCTTTAACACCCTTAGAATTAACTTGATCAATTACAAGTTTAATAACGTCAGGACCTGCTTTTTTAATTGCAGCAACTACTGGATCAATCTTAGGATTAGGTAATCCCATATCAACTGCCGCTTGTACTCCTAGTGGACGTCCTGTTGCAACATCTTTCCAAAGAGCACCTTCCCAAGAATAAGTTTTACCGTTTACTTCCTTAGTATCTCCTGTTTTGATTTGCGATGGTTTAGAATCTGGCGAATTATCTGCTGTCTTACCAGTTGCATCTGCATCACTTTGTGTTGAATCTGCTGCTGTAGTTTCTGGATCACCTACGTTCTTAGTTGCTAATTCTACATTATTTTCTTGGCCAACTGAAGAAATCTGATCTGATGACATTCCCATGCCTTGTAAAATGTTTACAATTGATCCTGTGTCTGTTGGCTCGCCTGCTTTTTTCCAAGCACTCATCATTTTTTGATAAGTTGCTTTGTTTCCTAGTTCTTTTCCGACAGCCGCAGCGGCACCGCCAACTGCTTTTGCTCCAGTCTTAATTGCACTGCCTGCACCTTTGATCATGTCTTTGAATCCAGCTTCAGCTAGATATCTATCAAACTCTGCTTGCATGTTAACTGATTCGCTAGCAGCTCTCATAATGCCAGCTCTACCTTTTAGATCGCTAGGATCTACTGCTGTTGCTTTGCTGTCTACTCCTGCAATCTTTTTATTTCCTGCTGCACTGTCTACTACATCACCTGGCTTAACTTCGTCGCCGCCAACTTTGAATGCACCTTTTTCGCCTTGCGATTGTATACTACCTTGTGCAACTGCGGCAATAGCATTGTTTGCCATTGTTAAGTTTTGTAGGAACTGGTCATTAGTTACTGCAATTGCTTTAGCAACTTCATTTTGTAAATTCATGTCTGCTAGGAATTCTTTTGTATCAAAAGATTTTGCAAAGGCCCAAAGTTGATCAAATGCGTCAAGTGCTGCTGGATCTGATGTACTACCAGTAGCTGCTGTTGCATCTTTCATTGCGTTAAGAAGATTAGTAAATTCACCAACTTGATCTTCTGGAACTACCATTGAACCTAGATCTTTAATAGATGAAAACCCAGGTACTTCAAATGTTGATTTAAATCCTACATCTAGTGTAGTAAGTCCTGGTGCTTTATCATATGGTATCTGATCAATACGTAGTCCTTCTAACCAGTCACCAATACCTTCTAGTGCCCATCCTGCGATAGCACCATATGCTGCTGTCTTAATTGACTTACCTATAGCACTCGAAAGGTCTTCACCTTTAAGTAATTCGTTTGTGTTACGTAGAATCAAACCTGCTGCTAAACCGCCTGCAGGACCTCCTATAAACGCTGCAATAGTAGTTAGTATACCAACAGCAATACTTGCCTTGCCAGGATTTGCTTTTGCCCAGTCACTAACCTTAACAATACCTTGAACAACCTTACTGTCAGGATTGTTTGCCATAATGTCAGCTTTTAGATCATTAAACTTTTTGTCTATGTCTTTGACTGGGCCAGCTTCTTTAGCAGCTCTACCTAGTTCATTAATCTTAGCATCAACTTGTTTTGCTAGTTCTGCTGTCATTTTAACTGCATTACCAGCAGCATCTACTGCTTTGCCTGCGGCATCACCAGCTTTGCCTAGTGCATTTTTATTTGTGCCGCTTGCCATTGCATTAGCTTCTGCACTTTTAAATATTGCTTGTATTTGATCTGCTGTTAGTTCTGCTTCTGCTAGGTTAACATACTGTTCTAGTAGTGGAAATAGTTCACGTTCCCACCTTAACTGATATTTTTGCTGTGCTTCTGTAAGATCTTGCCAGCCTTCTTTTAATAATCTATGTGAACGATTTTCGTATAGTGCTACTTCGTTTAGTTTCATGATAACATTCCTACTAGTGCTTTTTTCTCTGTTGGAGTTAACGTATCAAGTTGAGTTTGAACGTCTTGCGGTATTCCTTTAGTCGGGGCAGTTGGTTTAGCAACACTAGCTTTACCAGCTTGAGCTGTTGTTTGCGTTTGCCCTTGTGCAGTAGAACCGGTTTGACTCTGACCAGCTTGAGCTGTTGTTTGTGTTTGCCCTTGTGGTGTTTGTTGTCCTGCTGGACCAGCGCCAGCGCCAGCGCCTCCTTTAGCACCCATTTGAGCGTATCCGTCAGCAGCCATTTTATTAATAACATCATATGCTTGTTGTTTGTTTAATACACCCTGAGGAACTTTTGCTTGATTGTAGTTATATGTGTTCTGAAGAAAATTAGCTAAGTCATCACCAGTTGCTGTTTTAATGCTTTTCTGTTGAGTTCCAAGATACTGATTAAATTTAGTATACACAGCATTAGCAGTAGCACCAACATCGGCTTTACCTTTTAAATTAGCTGCAACATTTTTCATGCCAACTGCACCTGCTGCTGCTGCACCAATATTACGACCTAGTTGTTTTAACATCCCAGCAGGTGCTTCGTCAATTTGTTTTTGTTCTTCGATAGATAAATCAGAGATCTTCATTTGTATATTTCCTTAACAGCAGATTATTAACTATATTTATTCAACAGTTTAAATATCTACTTCGTAGATATTAGTTATCGCTAACGCTCTAACTACTTACACTTCGTTTTGATTAAATGATTTATATATGAATATGCATTATCACGAAAGTGATAATGTTTAAGTTTCATGTAGATTGTTTCAGTCAGACGGAACCTGTTACGGTCCCATCTAATCTCAAAAATAGCTTCATGTGAGTTCGCCACCAGCCGAGACTTGGAAGTAGGTGTTTTCTGCTACACAATGGGCTCTGACCTTTCCCAACCTACGTCGACATATGTAACATAAAATGTA